CCAAACTCGCCCTTCATTTGCTCAAGTTGAACTTTCATTTGATGCTCCATTTGAGCATACTGCATTTTTAGCTGGTACTCAAACTCTTTCTTTTGCATATCCAACTGTGCAAGAACTTGCTGTTTTTGTAAATCAACTTCAACAGCTGCTTGTTGCTGCATAGCCTGAGCTTGCGATTGCGCCTGTACATTCTGTTGAGCAATAGCTTGTTGTTGCGCTATACGTTTCTTTCTACGTATAATAAGCAAACGCTCTGCCTGGTCAATGTCTTTTAACTGACGAATAGCAATAGCGTCTTCAAGGTCTATTTCTTTTTGAGCCAGAGCAATTTGTATGTTTTGCTCAAGGTATTGACGGTCCATGTCATTAAGATCACTGAGAACCCGGACACCAAAGTTGTACATTGGAAGATCTCTAAAGCTTGATAAGACAGACATATTAGTCTTGCCGATAGCTTTTTCATATACCTTGAATATAACTGATTCTATAGGAAGTATTTGAACGCATTTCAAGACATCCTCACAGACTTTTCTGTAGAGAATCATACTAGCGTTAGTGATATCGTAAATAGCGTTATTACCGGCATTTACAGCTAGCTGATTAACACCAACTAAAGCCTCTCCTTTGGGAGTTGTTCCGTCCATAACTTCATTGATGCCTGTAGCATCGCGAATCATACGTAAGTAGTGATTGTATAATGCAATAAGCTCATTTATATTACGTATGGTGTTTCCAATCTCGCGGATAGGAGGGTTTTGGAACCCGCCTTCTGGATTCTTGCTACGATAGTAGAATACACCCGTTTGCTCGTAGATGTCTTGAATATCTAAAGGCTGTAAATCACCACCACGACCTAAGTCAACATTTTCTAAACCTTCAATATCAACCATGATACCATCTGGTTTACTTTTAGCAATTGCCTGCTGTAGCTTTAAATGAGTTAGCTGTAATTGATCTGCGAAACCAACAACACCAGATACCAAAGACTTAGGTATCATGTTGCGCATATTTACAGAAGTTACAGAGTAAGATAAACGAGCCTTAGAAATATCGTGGATATTTTTCGGAATGTTATGTTCTTTTCCGTAATTGAACAAATGATCTGTACCAATAATATACATACCGCCATAAACTGTAGAGTTTTGCATGTATACCGGGTCACGGTCATATACAGAGTTCTTAGGAGCTTCATACTCTTCTCCTTTAAAATAGAATCCCATATTTCCGTGACGAGACATCTTGTTTTCGTAGATCATAGAATCTACAGACAAGTATTCAAAGTCTAATATCTCAACAGTATACTCATCGTAACCGTACTTGTATTTATTAAGTTGCTTGTCGTAATACTTTTCTGTAAAACGTTCGGCACTATTAGAGTGTTTGTTCATCACACTCTGAGCCATTTCCGTATATTCTTTCTCAGTAAACTGATCACCAGCTAAACGTTTAAGCTCCATGATACTCATGCGCTTAATATGTCCGGCATAAACTAAATCAGAGAATGTAGGGTCGTCAGTATAATTGTGAATAAACATTGATGGATCCACATACTCCTCAGTAATACCGTAGTTAGGGTCATTGCTTCGTTTAGCAACAGCCATCCCACAGCTAATTATGTCTTCAACACATCTGCGGTAGATACGCTCATCAAAGTCATTCCACTGTAGTGTAAGTTGTGTTGCAAGTTGACCAGCAACCTCGGCATCTGTTTTTACATTTGTCTCTAAAAAGATTTCTGCTTCTTCTGGAGTATCTGGAAGACTGTTTGGATCCACCTGTGTTTGTAGACCTGAGGCTTTAGCTTCCGCAATCATCTCTTTGTTCTCGATCTGTAAAGCAATCATTTTTTTCTTTACATCCTTTTCGCTTTGAGAAAGTGGATCAACAGCTTCAATCTGTGGATATCGATAAGATGATATAATTTTGTTTGCTACAATTTTCACAAACTTAGGAACGATAGGAACTGGAGTCCAATCAATAGACAACAAAGAACCATCGTCATTGCCCGGATCTAAGCTATTGAGTATCTGTTTGTATATACGAGTGTCCTGTGTACCGTTAGCATACATGCGTGACTGCTCAAACTCCTTGTACCTCTTTTGATACAAGCTACCTTCTGTGTCTAGCCCTCCCCATTGATTCATCATTGCCTTAGCATACTCTAAACCATATTCTTTCTGGCTTTTTTCAGCATGCTTTGCTAGAGGGTTTGGGAAACTTCCTTTCTTTGTTACATTCATCTTTTCGCTGAATATTAATCAGAAACAAAGATAGATAATTTATTAACGCTGAATTACCTTGGCTTTACGGAAGAACTTCTTATTGCTGTTGTCTTTTTTTATTTCTTTCTTAATTGACTTTTGAGCAGCCATAAGAGCAAGACCAGCACTTATACTAAGGTCAAATTTGGTACGGTCGTCTATCTTAAAGTTAATCCAGTCTTCCAGAGTGTTGTCAAAAAACATTCTGCCGTAATTACCCTCTTCATTTAATCCTACATACTCGTGTATATATGCCTCAATAGACTGAGCGTGAGCTTGTATGATGTCTTGAGAGTTGGACGGTATACCTTTTGTTTTTGTTGCGCTACGTGATCCACCACCTAAATGTACTGGTCTATCCATAAGATATCCGTCATAACCTCTGTTCTCAAAGTATCTCGCAATACCGTACTTGTTATTCTCTATAAGTATCATATACCCATAAAAAACAGCAGACATAAGAACATCCTCGTAGAATATTCTAGCTAGCGGTGGACGTGAAGCATACTCTAATACAAACATGTTTGAGGGATGCTCCATGTTTATTTTATTATATAAATGTAGTGCGCCCTTAGACCCCCTGCCGTCTACAGTTGTGTCGAGGTCATAGCTATCCACGCCTCCTACGCCCAGCCATGCGTTGCCAGGGGTTTTCTTACCTCTTTCTGTTACAACTTTATTGCGCAGTTCATCTGGTGGCATCCAGGCTATCCTAAATCTACCACTAGGGTCTGGTCTAAAAATAACCTTTGTATCTTGAATGCCGTTCTCCCATACAAAATTACCACGAACAACAGGATTTGGATACAGCTCCATATTGTTTTCTAGTTGCTCGTATATCTTAGCGATATTAAAAGTAGATGCTTTAGTAGAGTCGCGAAACGCTTCGTCCATTGTAAATGGAAACTGACGTATAACTTCATTAAGGTCGTAGCTATCATTAGACAATGCCTTGCGCTCGTTCTTTAAAAACGTCTTAGCACCTATATCAATCATCTCATTGTCTACACCCAGTATAGGTTTTTCTGGATCATCAATAACAGGGTTTCCATAAAGATCAAAAAACCCTTCAAGGGCTTCATACGATGGTATAAATATTTTGTATAAACCTGTTTTTGTTCTGCCATTAGCATTACGCTCTGTGGGGTCTGAGTTGTATACGAGCTTTTTAAAGTTTCTACCTCCTTTGTCTAAAGGGTTTACAGTAGAACCTACCATTGCCTTCCCTATAATTTTACGACCCACAAGTAAACAAGTTCTATGTACACGCCATATCTCAGTTATATCCTCAGGCTTTTCTATTTTACCAGCTTCATCAAGAAATAGGTAGTGCAGCTTTTCACCATCATAAGCATTAGACGTAGTGTTTTTCCAGTTAATAATGGTATCTAAAGCTTCGCCACTGTTTGCTGTTTTATTATTTTTGGTAATACGTTTTGATGGCTCGCGAAATGCTAACTCTTGACGTGGGTTAGTCGTACCGTCTTGTATAGGCTTAAAGAAAAATGGATAGTTCCGGTATATCGGCATTATCTTTTTCATGAAGACATTTTCTTGTGCGTCCTTACCCGTCTTAGATACAATGCCTAATAACTTGTCTTTTACTTGAGTACCCTCATCAGATAAATTACCTGAACACATCTGTGTATATCCCGAACGTCTACACTTGACATAGACTTGACCCATGGATCTTGGGTCGTGCTCACACGCAACGAAGTGCCTAGAAAGTCTATTCTGGAATTCCAGGTAGCTAGGATATCCAATATCAATCTTGGACCATTGCAAGAACATATAATGATGACCTGTTATATAAGTAGGCTCACCATTGTTCATGAACCATACGCCATTCCTGCGTCTATCAAACTCTTTACGTATAAACTCCGTATACCTTTCTTTAAAAGGCTTCGGCATCTCTGTCCAGTCGTCCATGGACCTAATCTTCATCAAATCTGACGGGGGGTCTAGTCTACGCCAGTATTGATCTTCTTTTTTTGATTCGCTAAAGAGTATATCCTTTTTTTTAGGAACAGCTGGCAATTGCAGATAAACATCAGATATATTAATTACATCACCACCAGTACCCTTCGGGCATATGTTTACTACTGGCTCGTCAATACCCTCTATGTTTACTAATCCAGCCATCTATTTCTTTGCAAACTTTTCACTAAAACCAGAGCTGTAGTCTACCTCTTCTTTTATATTGCCCGTTTTCTTTAGCTCTTTTAGCATTAGCTCTAATTTCTGATACTCCGTTATAAGCTCCTTAGCATCTATTGCTGACTGCTTTATACTTTGCAGTTCAGACCTGCGCTGGCTACCACTTAACTCTTTGTCTACAGGCTTCTTAATTTCTTCTGTAATATTTTCAATAGCTATAGACATAGCATGCAGAAGCTCTTCTCCAGCGTATACACTGTCAAATTTTTTTCTGCGTCCCATTAGAATCCAGTTGCGTAAATATGTCCAATATGTGTACGGTAAACCTCCTGACCATCTATTTTCATCCGATAGTCAGCGTTCTTCATAATCATTACTTTATCACCTTTTTTTAATCCGAGCTCTTGTACAGCTGGCGAATCGTAAAGAACATAACCAAACATATTGTATTCTGGCTTTTTGAGTTCTGTGATGATGCCGCTTTCAGTAACTTCTTCATCCTCCTGTTCTTCTGGCGTTAAGAATATCCATTCAGACAATAAGTGTATCTCTCCAGTGTCTTGACACTTGTAAGCGTAAGCTTGTGTGTTTCCACTGTTGTAGGGATCAAATCTGACAAAATATATATCATCATCTACAAGTTGACCCTTACCTTCGTTGGATACAACGACATGGTGGTGAAAGTATAATATGTCTCCAGGTTTAACCCCAGTGTTGTGTTTTTCCGGAACCAAGTATACTTCAGCAGACATCTTTCTGTTTTCAAACTCATTCCATTTAGGATCTAGATATATTGACTTATCGCCAACCTTTAGCTCATCGTTAAAAGCTTTTGGCATTCTAACGAAGAAATCGTGTAGTGATCTCATCTTAATTAAATTTAATTGGTGTTAATTAACTAACACAAACTTACGAAAAATCACAGTCGTATTCTATGAGCACGGGCATGTCAACTGTAGACTTCCATAGCATCACACCGTCTCTAGGGTGTTTGATATAAATGAGGTATTGCGTTTTTCCGTACTTATGTAAGTACTTTTCATCGAGTATAATCGTGTCTACTTTAGACTCACCAGCTCGTTGACCTATATAATAAGCCATAGCTTTTAGGGGATTGTCCCCTATAATAATTTTACGTATCATTCTTTTTAATTTATATCTCCGTTTCTACGGGCTAAGTCGATCCAGTAATCAATACTGCCTGGGTCTGGTTCGCTTTCTTGGCGATATGCCTCAACACAATAAGAAAGAAGATCATCTAATTCCTCTTCATCTGTTACAGAAAAAGATGACAATAAGTTCATGTTAGCACGTTCCTGACCCTCTTCATCAATGTATGAAGAATCCATATCTAAAAAACCAACAGCAACACAGGCGATAAACGAGTCTTCTATATCGTACTTTTTGGCAACAGAAGCTATAGCGAGTATGAGTTCTTGTATCTCATAGATTGCATCTTTCTCGTTTTCTTTCATTTGATTTACAATGTTTAATTTTATCAAATATACTAATTTAATAAAAGGCTTATGCCGAAGGGACGGGTAGCGAAGACAAAGATGTTTAGAGATTTCTCATACATCAAGGACAAATGGATTAAAGAAAACTACTTAAAGAACTGGAGTATTGTTATGAGCGACATGCTTTCCAGATATGACCTTTCAGATAAAGAGATGAGGTTCATGCTCTTCGTCTACGACCTGGAGTTCTTCACTATGGACTGGATTGCCGGAGAGTACAAGTATGAGAAAAGAAACATAGGACGTAGGCTTGTATACCCTCTTCTTAAAAAGGGGTACGTCTATAAGCATTTTGATAAGCTTACTCCGTCTACGGCTAGAGAAGATCATTTGTTTAGGGATGAAAGTAAATACAATTACCGTGTAAGGTACGCTCTCAGCCAAAATGGTAGACTAGTTGTGTCTAGATTTTACCGAAAGATGGCTGGTGAGGAACCTATTAGTGTGAAGAAATAGTTTTAAAGGGCTTTTTTAATGACGCACCTTTATGTGGTACAAACTTACCCTTGTGCTCTTGAAGGTAATAACGCCCTCCCTTGTCCATCCAATGATATCCAGAGGGGGCATCAACCATTACTTTAGCTGTTTTCTTTTTAGCTTTCACCACGCAACAATGTAAAGTCGTTAGCGTCTAATACACCATTACCGTTTTTATCAAGCTTTACTTGACCACCTTTAAGGTATTCTTTTACTTTACCGCCAGCGTAGTATTTCTTTTTCTTCTTAGATTTCTTTTTAATCTTACGCTCTTGCTCTAGCATTTCCTTTGTAGGTTTTTTACCAGAACCTTTTTTAGCACGGATGTTATCCCACAAACCACGTTGGCTGTAGCTACCATCTTTACGCTTGATCATTTTCTTTTTTTTCTTTGCTTTTGCCATTTTATCTGTTTTTACGCATTCTTTCTAGTGCTGCTCTATTTTGGTTAACAAACTGAGCGTTATCTGGTCCTTGTTTCTTTCTTACTTCCCCTTCTGATGTTCTGTATATAAACTCACCTGTTTGTTGGTTTAACTTAACACCGTATATTTCTGGTAGCACCCTGCGCAAAGCTGGAGGTTTGCTCATATCCATATTGCCGAACGGTAGTTTTGGTGGAAGTTCAACCATAGACTCTTTAGGTCGTATAGGTTTTTTACTTGTTGATGACATGCTAGAAACAGGGTTATCTGAATCTATTCTAAAGTAAGAGTAATCTCCATTAGATTGTCCTGGCTCATATATGCCGGCACTTACTGTAGCCTTTAAATCGGGGTCATAATATGTTGTATCCGCGGGAACAGCAGCTCTAAGCATTCTGTCCATAAACATGTCTTGATACTTAGATAGCGCTCCAGGGGTTTGGAAAAGACTATCCACCTGTGGGTTTATTCCTTTGACAAACTTATTAGCCTCTTCTCTACCTAGCTCTCTTTGAGGTATAGACTGACCTAGCTTTTCAAATATTGGATCTACAGGTTCTCCATTGTAAATCTTTCGTAGTTTGAACTCAGGTTCAGTTTGTTCTGATGCATAGGGATCTGCTTCGTCAATAAGAGACAAATCTATCATTCTACGAATTAAACCCTGCGCATCGGTAAAACTAGTGTCTCTATCTACGTTTGTTTTTACAGATGTAGTATCTGAAGCTCTACGTTTCTTAGGATTTACAGGTCCACCTTTCTTATATTTTTTGTACTTACCCTTCATTATTTCTTCTTAAGTTTTACTTTACCGCCATTCATAAGATATATAGGGTTTCTGTTTTCACCGCGCCTTCCGTTAGGTATAACATATTCTGAAGCTTTCTTCCTAGGGGTTTTTGTTATTGGTGGGTTTTTAAAAACTGGTCTGATACCATACTCTTCTTGGTAAGCATCAAGGTATCTATCTAACTCGCGCTGACTCTTTTGTAC